TGTCGTTCGATGGTACTTCCGGGCGGGGGGGTAGAAGTTATTCCAACTAACTTCATGGGCATGAGACAGTTCTTTGCTGGAAGGGTCAATTTTTCACACCAGGTGAATATGTTGTTGGAAGAATTTGAAGACCAGGGAGTCATGAAGGCAATGTATGCATGGCAACAGTTTATGTTTGATGCAAATCCAAGCAATGATGCTACTGCTGGTGGTTCTATTGCTAATGGCAAGCGTGGAATTAAAAGTGTAGGTGGATATGCTCAAGATATTATTCTGATCATGTACAAGTATGACAAAACTGAACAAACTAACAAAATTACTTTCAAGAATGCTTTTCCAACGATGGTAAGTGATGTTGGATTAGATTATGGAAGCAATGATGCAGTTCGGTTCAATGTCAATTTCAACTACGACTACTGGGTGATCGCGTAAATTAGTACAGTAGATAGTAAAAAGAAAGGTAGATTTCTTAATTGAGATCTACCTTTCCTATTTTAGAACGATGTTGTGGTATTGTTTATGCGACAAGCTTAACGACCTTGTCCTCCTTCATGTTTCGGACCTTGTGGATCCTTTTTCCATCTTCCCGAACCACTTCAGGTGTTGCTGTTGCATCTGTGGCCTTGATCCAGACTCGATTGCTGGTCACTAGAGCGAATCGTGCGCCAACGATCAGATCCTTGAACATCACGTGCTCAGGCTTTTCCGCCTTCACCTTTGCGACAACTGCTTCAACCTGACCCTCAACTGCCTGACCATTTTCCTCACTCATCTGAACCTCCTTGAAAAATTGTTTTGGAACTTTAATCTGACTACATCTAAAATATAATTGATCTAAATCTTAAAATCAAGAGAAATTCACGATTGATTTTTGTTTTGGTTTGATTTGCCATTCCGTAAGTTTTGAATAATTTGAGTTTCCGTCTTCGATTGTAACAGACGTTGCTACAGAAGGAAACGTTTTGAGTTCTTCTGTTAAATTATAAATTGCAATAACATTTCCTTCGTAATCATGGATTGATTGTGGAATGCCATCTTTTTGATCATAAAAATTTTCCATTCCAACTTTTCTTATCTTGAATTCGAGTTCCCACACATTTGAAAACGGCCACATTGACCAATTCCATTTAACAACAGCTAAAGATAACTGAAAAAAGTTCTTGACTGCTGTAGGATTGTTCAAGTCAGGATAGAAGAATTGAACGTAAGATTGATTTTTGGTGTGTGTTTTAGGTTCTTCTTCTCCATCGTAGGAAAATCCACAACAAGAGAACTTTGTCTTCAGTCCGATACGATTCAACTCAATTACTAAAGGTTTGATTGGACGATCAATCGAATCCAAAACTTCTCTCTTTTGGATATCTTTGTTGATGATTTTCAATCTTTCATGATAGTTCATCTTTATCTCTTTTGTTAAAGTTCATCATTCGAGAATTCAGTTGAATATTTCCGGTAATCGGAATCTTCTTTTTCTCTGCTTACGTTTTCTGCTTCCAACTGTATTTCAAGTTTTCCTGTTCCTGAACAAAGGGAGCAACGAACAGCAAAGTCAATTCCACCACATAATGGGCAAATGCCAAATTCCTTATCGCTATAGTTGGTTGCGATCACCTTAAAAGAATCTATTCCAACATAAGCAAAAAGAACATTTGCTTTCTCAAAACGAATGAACTTACCTGCTTTGTCCTGAATCAGAATTGGGAAGTAATTGTGCATCTTCAACTCCTTTTGTTTTTGACTACATACTAAATATAATTTGTTCTGATCTTAAAATCAAGTTTCCAGATACTATAAATACTTTTTGAATCAATTTTAACCTTTTACGAGGAGTATTGAGATGAAAGTAATTAATTACGCGGAGTACCCGGTTCAGTTCGTAAAGAATGGCAAGAAAGTTTTTATTCCTTACGATGGTAGAGTAAGAGAGATTCCAGATGATTTCGTTACAGAAGTAAATGGTCTCTGTAGAATAGTTCAGTATCCAAGACCAAAAGCAATAGTTCCAGTAAATCCAGTAGCAAAAGTAGTAGCTCCAATAGTAGAAGTAAAGAAAGAAGAAGTTAAGCCAGCAGTAAAGCAATCAGGTTATACTTACTATTATGAGATGATAGATCCAAAAGGAAAAGCATTCAAAGTAGAACCACCAGAAATGTTTAACTTCTGTAAACAACACGACCTAAATTACGGGTCTATTTTTGCAAATGCAATCAAGTCAGGTAAGTACAAAGAGTGGAAAGTCAAGAAAGTGCCCAAGGTAAGTTAAACTTGCACCATACCTTAGACCTAATCGCTTTAAGTTGTATAAGGAGATAAAGAGTGGCAACAACGATCACTTCTCTCGAAACAATGAGAGATTACATCATCAAAATGCTTGGTGGACCTGTCATCAACGTAGAACTGGACAACACTCAACTTGATCAGATAATCTTTGATGCAGTAGCAGATTTCAATCGTTACAACTATTCAGAAGGTTCTCACAAAGATTATCTCGTCATTACTTTATCTGCAGGTCAAGATGAATATTCTCTAAGTGGTCAATCAGTTCAAGATGTTTGTGATCTACAGTTAAGTTTAGGTGTAGATGGAATCAACACACTATTCAGCCCTACTCATGAACTATTGTATCAGGATTGGGTAGTGAAAGGGAATTATCCTGGTGGTGGAGGTGGGCCAGGAATGATGATGGCTGATTATGATATTTCGATGATGTACTTAGAAGAGATCAAAAGGCATTTCAGTAAAGAATATACTTGTTACTTTAGATCAGGATCAGAAACCCTTAAAATAACCCCAACGCCAAAAACATCTCTTACTGGTGCGGTTTTCGTCTACAAGAAAGAAACAGCAGCCAATCTCTACAACAACCAATTAGTTAAAAGATTGTGTGTTGCGAGAGCTAAGAAACTTTGGGGAGAAATCCTCAGTAAATATAGTGCTCAACTTCCAGGTGGCGGAACATATAACGGTGAAGCAATCTATCAACGTGGAGCTACTGAAGAAACAGAAGTAATGATAAGAATACAGCAGGAGTCGCCGCCAATTGATTTTCAGGTAGGCTGATAACATATTGATTCTTAAGAAAATAGAATAAACACTTAATGCAAAACATCTACTTTCATCCGCGCACGCTTGAAACAGTCACACAATCTTTGATGGAAATGTTCAACGAGATAGTTGTGAAAAGATATGCTACTGATCGTTCTGTTGTCAAAACTTTAACTGTTCCTATTGAATTTGGATTACCTGATAAAGTTTTCCAGAATAGAGCAAGAGAAGAATCTGGAGAAACATACTACGTAAATCTACCAAAGATTGCTTTTACGTTGAATGGATTATCTCCAGCACCAGATAGAGCAACTTCAGTAAATGAAATCAGATCTTTCTATAGCAATCTTCTTGGATTAAACGATTTAGACGATGTAACTAAAGATGGACAGCCAACACCGTTTGATTTTCAGTATACGTTAACTATTCGTACTGAATCATTTGAAGATTTCAGTCAAATAATTGAACAGATTCTTCCTTACTTCAACGATTCACTTTATCTTCGAGTTAAAGAGTTTTCTTTCTTGAATATTGAAAGAGATCTTAGAGTTAAGATAACAGGAGTTCAGCCACAGTTAGTTGATGAATTAGATATCAACAATCGAAAGTATATTAACTGTGTTATTGGATTGAGCGTTGACGGTTACTTCTACTTTCCGTATAGCGATGCAAAGATCATTAAGATTATCAATTCAAGATACTTTATAGATTCGTTTGGAGATTTTGGAACGAGTGCAGTTCAAGCTTCTGAATATAGTACTTCTGGATTTCTTGCTACAAGTGCAGGAACTTTGGATTTGAGTGCTATTCCAGATTCTACTTCTTATGAATGGTCAGCTTACGATCCAACAGATACCCTTTTCACTTTCACTTCAGCAACGAGTTTCTAACATGAACGAACTACTTTTCGAACAATTTCTTTTTGAAGATGAATATGCACCGATTCATCGTGCTGGATTTGATTCTAAAGAGATTGCTAAAAATCATGGTTACAAGTATTCTGGTTGGGGAATCTACAAAGGTAAAAAAGGTGAATCTCTAAAGTGGAATCCAACCAAGAAAGAATTTGAAGATATTACTGGAAACGAACAAGCTCACATTTCTCATGTAAATCGAAACGTTCAAAAGCATTTAAGTTATCGCGATAAAGAAACTTCGATGGATAAAGATGAATTAGCTTCTCATGCAGCAGAAGCAGCTAAACATGAAGAACCGAAGTTTCCAGAACATTTGAAAAAGAAATCCATTACTGTTATGGCTTCTCATGAAGTTAGAGACCTTGGCCATCATTACAAACAAAGAAAAGATTGGCTTCAAAAGTATAATCGTGTCATTCCAGATGCTGATACTAAATATCAAGAAACAGGAAATACGATAGATAAACTTCGAGATCTTCATACAGAAAAAGTGAAAAAAGAAGGAGAACATGATGTAACAGCATGGAAGAAAGATATGCCGGTTCTTCCAAAACATCTTGAAGGTAAATCTCATCCAAAAGATTTCAACAACCAAGACATAGAAGATTATCTCGATCATCAAGCAAGATTTCATCAATGGCTAATGAAACATAATCAACCAGATCAAGCTAAGAGTTTAGATAATCACATCGAACAAGTAGAAAAGTATCTAAAGAAACGTAAAGGTGAAGATGTAGAGGATTAACTTTGAATTCCAGAACCGCCACATTTTGAACAATACTCAGCACCTCCATGATGATCGGACTGAACTCCCGTTCCCTTACATTTAGTGCATA